ATCCTGTATTGAACTCAAACTAAGAGTTGATTTAGGCTTTGAATATATAGCTGGTTTAAGTTGGGGGCAGTGTCATTGATGAAAGGAATTTATGTTTAATATTGAAAGCACAACAAATTTCATGTACAATCACGACTATGGTTGCTTGGTTCAAACTGTAGATGGAGTAGAAAGAGGAAGGATCAGCATCAATTTCCAAGACTTGTATGTTTTATACAACAAACTTGGAAGGATGTTGATAGCAGAAGAAAAGTAAGCTATAATAGCTGCTGATCGGTTGGCTCAACTGCGTAGCGGGAGAGAAGGGCTGTAGTAAACAGCCGACACCAACGCTGGAATTATCGTAACCAGCTTTCAGTTTATGCAATTAAATACATAAATAAGTCAATAGCTTAGTATTTATGTTGTACAATACATGTCCCGCCTCTCTTATCTGGATCGAATCCCTAGAATCAGATAGAGCAAAATGGCGCATAGTAGGCAGTGCAGGGTCGCTACTTCTATGGTAAAATATGTGAGTGATGGTGGACTTCACATACGGATTTCTAAACCTGCGGATTGTCGTCCAATAGTCAAAAGACACTATGAACGCACTTTAGGGAGTGCTGTCATAGTTTAGTGTTCATCCGATAAATCAATAACAGCAGGTCAGTTCTAGATAAACTCCTGTGGGGTAGTGCTAGGGTTGCAAACTTAGTACGACGAACACTAAACTATGGTACAATAGTCATCATAACGAAGCAGACTGCTTGCCTGACCGAAAAAGTCGTGGTAAACTATAAGAGAAACGAGTTCAAATCTCGGGGACTGGTAGCCTGCTTCGTTATGGTATTATGCTAGAATATTAAAGAACACTAGAGTAGAATAGGAATTATGTAGTATGGCGCCCTCTACTGCATATACCTTGAAATGTCTATACTGGTAAAACTGGACTCTGATTTTACCTGCAGTGATGTAGAGTGTTCTTTAATATGCTAGAATATAGTCGATAAGCATACAGCTTATAGAGACATAAGAAACGTGATTATATTCTTGCATAGTTCCATAATCCAAACATACTTTAGGTTGGGTAGTATTCGCGGTACTGCTATTTGGGCTTGTAGATAAGATTAGTGCTTATCGTAGCTAAGATACAAAGTGTGTTTGACTTATGGTACAATCCATATAAATAGTAGAGTCTATTCAAAACTCATATCTGTAACTAAGTCTTTAAGGAGAAATATATGCCAGAAGCGCAAGAAAAGTCTTTCGATAAAATCAGTGGTATGCTTTTATACGTATCGCTACATAAACCAGTAAAAGCATTCCAAGATGCATCTACAGGCCCTAAGCCTGACGAGTGGAAAGCATCAGTCTGTATTACAGACGAAGACTACCTAGATGAGTTTGAAACATATGCTGCAAGCATTGACGCTAAGATTTCAATTAAGAAAGTAAAGAAAGCAGACTTTGAAGCTAAATACAAAGTAGCACCGCCAGAAGATGCTGGTAAGAATATTTGGGTTATTACTTTCCGTAAATCTACGCAGCTAGGCAAGACCGGGCGTGAAGTACCTGATTTGTACAAGCCTAAAGTCTTCGAGAAAGTAGGTAAGACTTTAGTTGATGTTACTAACAGCAAGCTACCCGGTAATGGCAGCTACGGTACTATTAGCACCGAGCTATTTACACGGCAGAACGGCACAAGTTCTATCTATCTAAAGAATATCATGGTTACGAAGATGATTGAATATGTACCTGATGATGGTGAAGCATATGAGCCGGGTAGTGAGTTTGGAGAAGCTACAGCAGCGCCAGCGCCAACTACAACAAAGGCTACTGTAAAACCTGCAGCAAAGAAAGCTAAGCCTGCAGTAGATGACGACATTGATGATGATATTCCCTTTTAATTAAGGTACTACGTCTGTAGCTCAGTTGGACAGAGCAGCGGTTTTCTACATCGCTTGTCGGGGGTTCGAATCCCTCCAGACGTACCAAATAAAGATTGACAACATAAAACTTTCGGCGTATAATTAGATATTTACACGGAGGTTTTATGAAAAGAGTACAAGCTGAATTTCCATTTGAGGCCTATTGGTTATATAAAATATGGCATAAAAAAGAAGGGCGTTGGCAAGCAAATTTAATAGCCATTGAAAATACGAAACAAAGAACTACACTTTCTTATGCTAGATATTTAATGTCAGTACATAGCAAAAGAGTATTAAATAAGGACGAACAAGTTGATCATTTAAATAATGATAAAACAGACGATAGACTTGAAAATCTACAAATTCTCTCATCAGCAGAGAATAAGAAAAAACAAGAAGATTTTTATAGTAGTGTTCATCCAAAATATATACAATTAAAGTGTGGATGCTGTGGTGAAATTTTTGATAGCCTATTAAAAAATTATAGATTTAATTTAAAAGCAGGTAGATCTATTTTTTATTGTTCAAGACCGTGCGTATATATGAAAAATGGGAGAGTTGCTAATATTGGCCTAAGGACTGAGCTTATACCTCAGTATAGCACCGTCTAGATAAGGCGGCGTAATGTGGGTTCGATTCCCACCTCTCCTACCAATTTTAAAGAAAGGATAATATGCCAGATACACAAGATGAATCACTAATGACTAACAAGGAACTTTTCGATAAGCTAGTTCCAATCTTCCGCGAGATTTTAGTTCTAGAAGAAGATACTAAGTCGCTAAAAGAAGACGCTAAAGAATCAGACCTAGACTTTGCTGCAGTAGCTAGTCTAGCAAAAGCACAAGCAAAGCGTAAGCTCAGCAGCGTAATTGAGAAAGCAGAATACACCATTAAACTAGCAGAGGAGCTAAATGATTAATTTATACACACCAGCAAAGAAAAAAGAAGCTTGGGAAATTCTCGGTATGATCTTTATCGTATGTTTGCTTATTGCACTAGCTCTGCTATTTCCACTTGCAGTAGTATGGGCGATCAATACTTTGTTTACTGCAGTTCTAATTCCATATAATATCTGGAGTTGGTTTTCTGTAGTAATTCTGGGGTTATTCATCCGACCAGTCCGCATTAAATAATCTTAATAAGACCCTATTGGTTATTCCAGTAGGGTTTTTATTTATATGCCAAACAATAAAGAACTAAATAAGAAGATACTTTTGTTTGATATGGACTTGATTGCTTTCCGTAGTGCTGCTGCTGTAGAGAAACGTAGCATCACTGCTTTGCATAAAGCAACCAATAAATCAAAAGTATTTAATACTAGAACAGAACTAAAAGACTTCCTAAAGGAAAAAGGTCTTACATTCAAGCCTAATGCTTATGTTATTACTGATATGCAAGAAGCACCGGATGAATCGCATGCTTATCAAATTGTAAAAACTCAGATTAATAACATAGCAAAACAACTTAATGCTGAGATTTGCGAAGGCTATATCGGTGGGGCTAATAACTTTAGAATTAACCTAGACTTGCCTGTTAAATACAAATCAAACAGAGATGACACATTACGCCCACTGCTATTAGATAAGACCAAAGATTACGTGCTATCCAAGTATGTAGGTGGTCTAATTGAAGGTATGGAGGTAGATGATCACGTAGTCCTAAGATCGCATGAGCTACGCGCAGCAGGTTTTGATCCTGTTGTTGTATCTATTGATAAAGACTGCAGAGGCTGCGTAGGTATAAAGATCTATAATTGGACTGATGAGAATCCTGAAGTATTTGAAGTGCCTGCGTTCGGAAGCCTGAGTTATGACAAGGATAAACTAAAGGTACACGGCGCTGGATTAAACTTCTATTGCTATCAGTTGCTCAGAGGCGATCCTAGCGACGGATATAGCCCCGCAGACCTGCACAAGCAACGATTTGGGGACGTAGCTGCAGTGAATGCTTTAAAGCAAGCCAAGAGCGTTCTAGAGCTTCGTGATTTGGTTGTTGAGCAGTACCGTAAGTGGTTTCCAGCTCCAGTTACCTATACGACTTGGGACGGTAGGACAGTTACTAAGAACTACGAGGAAATCTTGGAGCTATATCATGCATGTGTTTATATGCTAAGAACAGAAGATGATCAGACTACGTTCTTTAGTTATATGCAGGAGTTTATTGATGACTGAAGATTTATATACAGCAGCAGACGTTAAGCGAGTAAGGGACTTACTGATTAAAGAACAAGATAGGCTATGTGGAATCACAGGCTTACCTACTGCTTTATCTGACTATCATTTAGATCATAAGCACGATGAGCAACAGTACGTAAGATCAGCAGCGCATAAGCAGGCAAACATGGCATTAGGTAAACTAGAGAATCTTGCTGTGCGTTATCTTTACTGGTATCCACATGGATTACCTGCGTTCCTACGACAGTGTGCAGATTACTTAGAGAAACCTGATGATAAACGATGGAGGCATCCCGGTTGGATAAAGAAAATTAGTACGTTATTTAATAAACTACCTACCAAAGCACAAGATTCTGTGTTAGAATGCTTACTGCAAGAGAAAGGTAAAAACTCAGAAGAGCGTAAGAAACTCTTTAAGAAAGCCTTAGCAAATAAAGATTTTAATTTTAATCAGATTAAAGACCTGATAGCTAATCAACAACGAAAGGATTTTAATGCAAATTAAGTTAAACGATAAAACCAAAGAAGCAATCAAGCACTTATCTCAAACTGAGGGGCTTAGTGGAAGGTATATCGCTGGTGTACTAGGTCTAGGCAAAACAACAGTAAATGATTATTTAAGTTCACTAACTTCAGAACTTATTACTGCATCGAACGATCCGACAGGCCCTAAGATTCTGCTGTACGATTTGGAGACTGCACCTACATTAGCATATACATTCGGACGATGGAAACAGAATATCTCACAGGACTCTGTAATCGAAGAAGGAAGCTGGATTATTTGTGCTAGTTACAAATGGCTAGGAGACTCTGAGGTTAAATCTATTGTATTCCCGTATGATGTAGAATCGCATACTGACAGTTCTATTGTAGCTGAGCTATGGGAGCTATACGAACAAGCAGATGCTGTTATTGCACACAACTCTCTAGGCTTTGATCATAAGATTTTGCAGTCAAGGTGTATGATTAATGGCTTTCCTGCATTGAGTTCTGTAAAGGTTCTAGATACATTACAGATGGCTAAGAAGAACTTTAAGCTCAACTCAAACAAGCTAGATTCGATTGCAGATATTCTTAATATTGGGCGTAAGAAACAAACAGGAGGTATCAAACTATGGGTTGATGTTCTGAATGGTGATAAGCAAGCACTGGCGACAATGGTAGAGTACTGTAATCAGGATACTGTACTGCTAGAGCAAGTCTTTCTAAGGCTACGTTCATATGGACTTGCAAGCAACTTCAATGCAGCACATTACCATAAAGACGAGAAAGAGCGTTGTCCTACTTGTGGTTCTGAAGACTTATCGTTTACTGGTAAGACGGTCTTTACTGATGTGTCAGAGTTTACTGAGAAGATTTGTAATGATTGTGGTTCTCGGCATCGTACTCGCAAAGTAGCGAATACAAAAGAAAAACGACAATCCTTGTTGACTGCTATTAAGATGTAGTAGAATTACCCTAGGTTCATTCCTAGGGTTCTTTTTTATGGAGGAATTATGAAGATTCTAATTGTTGCTTGTGATGATTCGCTTATGTGGTACTCTAAGCTATTGGGTACAGTACACGATGTTGTGCGTGTAGATTCTGAATACTATTGGTGCAGAGAACCTACTGGCTACTTAAATATCGTAAAGCTGCAAGACGCAGAGCTAACTAACTAATAGGAGTATTATGCAAGAATTTATTGAACTATGTAATCGTTTTAACCGTGCAGCTAATAAAGACGGTATGCCAAATAAGCAGCAGCTATTAGAGCAACTAGACCTAATCAAGAGCGAACTAGAAGAGACATATGCAGCAGTAGAAGCTAGGGATCTTGTAGGCATTGTAGATGGCTATGCTGACATAGCAGTCACATGGGCAGGGTTTAGGCAGCAATTAGAAGCCCTCGGCTTTAATACAAAGAAAGCCTTGATGGATACTGCTCATAATAACTTAACTAAGTTTATTGATGTTAGTGATGTTAATATTGTGTATGAAAGTATCAACATGTATAAAAACAAAGGCGTTCATGTAAAGTCAGACTTTAATGATCAGTATGGTTGCTACTCCCTGAAGAACATCAATCATAAGGTAATGAAACCAGTAGGATTTGTACCTAACGATTTGTCCAACTGTTTACCTAAAGCGACTTTCTATAAGATGATCTGATATGATTACAAAAAATACATTAGGTTATAGTAAAGATAACTTAGTTGCCAACTGCGCTTACATTAACACAGAGCAGCAAGTTGGCCGTAAGTTCGATAAAGATAAACCTAGATATTCTCTGATTCCTAGTCTTGCACTTGAGGAAGTTGTTCACGTATTAACCTACGGTTCACAGAAGTACGAAGACTTTAATTGGAAGTATGTTGATCAAGCAGAGGATAGGTACTTCTCTGCAGCTAATCGGCACCTATGGCAGTGGAAACGTGGAGAAAAGCTAGACGAAGAAACAAAGCGTAATCACTTAGCTAGTGTAATTACTAACTTAATGTTTATTCTAGAGCTAGAACTAGAAAAGGAACAGAAAAATAATGTTTGAAATTTTTACTACTCTGCAGTTTATTGTTATAAGTCTGTTAGTACTTAAAGCTGCTCATAGGGCTTATGTGTTAAATAAAGAATCAGATGTGCCTGATTAATTACCTTTACAACACATATATATGCTGTTATAATAACTATTCACAAAAATTCTATAAGGGGTAAGATGCATCAATTAAAACTAAAACAAAGCCACAAAAAGCAGTCTCTTATCGTGGCACAAAGTATTATCTCGGAGTCAGAGCTAATTAGGGCTATTCCTGATTACTCGTATGTCTTTGAGCAAGAGCAACCAGAGCAATTCAAGCATATGCTGTGGGGTCTTGGTTTAGATGTCAATCAACGATACATACGTCAGGATAATCTACAGCATCGTAATAAATTTAATCAGATTGTGCTTTGTAGTAGGTGGGTTGGAGAAGAGCGCCAAGATAAACAATGGATTGAATCAGGCTATGCCAGCAGAGAAGCAGTTGATAAATACTCAGGTAGTTCTATTTTAGATGATCTATACCGGCAAAAGAACATGACAGTAGATGCTCAAGCGCACTTAGAAGAACGTGATAAATATACAGTAATTGACGAAACACTATGGAAAGATTAAATGATTATTAAAGACTACTCTAAAGATGTGCTATTTGATGAACTAGGACTAAAACGCCTAAAAGAATCCTATATGATGGAGCATGAGCAATCTCCACAAGACCGCCTAGCTTTTGTATCTGAAGCATTCGGTTCTGATGTTAACCATGCACAAAGGCTCTACAACTACGCAAGCAAGCATTGGCTCTCTTACTCTACGCCTATTCTAGCCTTTGGGCGCAACAAGCGAGGAATGCCTATCAGTTGCTTTCTAAATCACTTAGAAGATACTTCAGAGGGACTAGTAAACAATCTATCAGAAACAAACTGGCTTTCTATGATGGGTGGTGGTGTAGGTGTGCATGTCCGTATACGGGGAACTGATGATAAGTCCGTAGGTGTTATGCCGCATTTGAAGACCTACGATGCGAGCAGTCTAGCATATAAGCAAGGTCTTACTCGTAGGGGTAGCTACGCAGCTTATCTTGATATTAGTCATCCGGACATTATTCAGTTTCTAGAGATGCGTAAGCCTACAGGTGCTCAGAATATGCGAACTCTGAATTTAAATCATGGAGTAAATATTCCAGATAAGTTCATGCAGATTATTGAGAATTGTATGCTTGATCAAAATGCAGACGATAGATGGGAATTGATTCAGCCGCATAACGGTCAAGTTACAGAAGTAGTATCAGCTAAGGCGCTATGGATGAAACTACTAGAGTTACGGATGCAAACAGGAGAACCCTATATCTGGTTTATTGATCGAGCTAACGAAGGCTTGCCTGATTATCAGAAAGCACTAGGTTTAAAGAACTATGGCTCAAATCTTTGTAGTGAAATCAGCCTAGCAACTTCTGCAGATCGAACAGCAGTATGTTGCCTAAGCTCGGTAAATCTAGAATACTTTGACGAATGGAAAGACAATAAGCTATTCCTAGCTGATACTTTAGAAATGCTCGATAATGTATTGCAGTATTTTATTGACACTGCACCCGCAGAGATTTCAAGAGCAAAGTACAGCGCAATGCGTGAGCGTAGTGTAGGTGTAGGTGCATTGGGTTATCATGCTTATTTACAGAAGAACTCTATTGCGTTTGAAGGTGCATTAGCTAAATCTGCAAACATCCGAATGTTCAAGCATATCAGAAGTAAGCTAGACGAAGCAAACACTAAACTAGCAAACAAGCGTGGCTCATGCCCAGACGCTGCTGATGCTGGTGTAGTCAAACGCTGCAGTCATGTCATGGCGGTGGCTCCTAATGCTTCTAGTTCGATTATCATGGGCAATACCAGCCCAAGTATCGAACCTTACTCTGCTAATGCCTATCGCCAAGACACTAGCTCAGGCGCGTTCTTGAATAAAAACAAAGTGCTTGATGCCTTGTTTAAGAAGTTAGCTGAAGGTAATCCTGAAAGCTGGTATGATGATACATGGGCTTCAGTGATTGCTAACGATGGCTCAGTGCAGCATTTGGAATGCTTGGATGAGTACACAAAAGCAGTATTTAAGACTGCTAATGAACTTGATCAACGATGGATTATTGAGCAAGCGTCAGACCGGCAGAAGTACATAGATCAAGCAGCGAGTACAAACCTGTTCTTCTTGCCTGATGTAAATGTTAAGTATCTGCATGCTGTGCATTTTCAAGCATGGAAACAAGGATTAAAGTCTTTGTATTATGTACGTAGTGCTAAACTGCGAAAGTCTGATAAAGTAGGCCAAAGCGTCAAGCGTGTACGAATAGAAGAAGAGATTAATATGCAAGCTATTATTGATGGTACAGAATGCTTGGCCTGCGAAGGTTGATCAACATAAGGAACAAATGAAAACAAAACTTAAATTAACAGACCAACGCACGTTCTATAAACCGTTCAATTATCCTTGGGCGTATGATGCTTTCGTGCAATCAGAACAAATGCATTGGCTCTGGAGCGAAGTACCTATGCTTGAGGATGTGAAAGACTGGAAGAATAAGCTATCGGAAGATGAGAAGAAATTCCTTACACATATCTTCCGATTCTTTACTCAAGGTGATATTGATGTAGCAGGTGCTTATGTAAATAATTACCTACCTAACTTCCCTCAACCAGAAGTACGCATGATGCTTTCTAGTTTTGCTGCACGAGAAGCTATTCATATTGCTGCATATTCACACTTGATTGAAACTCTAGGTATGCCTGAGACAACCTATAATGAATTCCTGCAGTACGACGAGATGAAAGAAAAGCACGACTATATCGAATCGTTCATTGCAAAGGATACTCAGTCTGTTGCACAACAAGTAGCAGTCTTTAGTGCTTTTACAGAAGGGATGCAATTGTTTAGTTCTTTTGTTATGCTGTTAAACTTCACTAGGTTCGGTAAGATGAAAGGTATGGGTCAGATTATTGCATGGTCACAAGCAGATGAGTCCCTGCATACAGAAAGCATGATTAGACTGTTCCGTGAATTCGTAAAAGAAAATAAACAAATCTGGGATGATGAACTCAAAGGCCAGCTTTATGTTATTGCTGAACGTATGGTAGAACTAGAAGATGGCTTTATTGATCTTGCTTTTGGTGTAGCTGAGATGCAAGACCTAACGAAAGAAGATGTTAAGAAGTACATTAGGTATATTGCAGATCGTCGGCTTATCTCACTAGGACTAAAAGGTATCTTCAAGATTAAAAAGAATCCGTTACCTTGGGTTGATGGCATGCTAGGGACTACACATACGAATTTCTTTGAACAAAGAGTAACTGACTATGCAAAAGGTTCTTTATCAGGAGACTGGAGCAATGTCTGGGCTTAGCATTGATTTTTACTAGGTCTATCCTAAAAACAAGGCTCTAGAACAGCCTAGGTTGAACGCTACAGCACCCACCAAGGTGCTAGTAGCCTGAAGTATCATAAACAGCACAGAAGCCTTCCTAGGCTGTTCTTTACGATACACAAACAGAAAACCCCCTAAGATAACCATTTGGTCGTCCTAGGGGGTAATTTTTTATCTAAATTGGGTTAATAATCAAATTTGCTTCTGCTGCTCTTCTGCGGGTTAGTCCTCGAAGAACCTTACCCTTGGCTTTATCCCATTTCTTACATTGCTCTGCTGCCTCTTCCCATTCGCAATCGTCTATTTTCTTTTTGAATGTAGATACTCTATAGTTACCTATACCGCAGTTGTACACCCAAGATAATACAGCAGCTATCCTAGAAGCAGGTTCATTGAATAACTTAGGAGAATAAACCATCAGAGCACCTAATGCTTTATTTAGCTCTATGCTTTTCATATAGACTGAATGTTCATGCGTCCATACGTCACCTAGTTGAATCAGCGAACCGTCTTCATTGTATGTACTCCCGTACCCTATCGTTACAGGTAAACCGTTAGGGCCGGGGTCTGGATAGGCCGTACAGCTTCCGTTTGGGAGTTTCGTATGATACCCCTCAAAAGGAACTAAAAGCAATTCTGTGCATACTTGCTTAATTTCTGTAGCTTTATCCATAGCTATTTCTTCGATTGATATTTCTCGATTGATCTTCCGATAAACCAATAAGTAAGAATCATATTCAGCAAAGCAAAATCATCAACAGTCCAGTTCTGCTTCATAACATCAGCCCAAGCTGCACCTGTGTTGTAAGCATAAACAATAAACGTAATCTTTACTGCTGTGTACAAACCGAACAGCGCATAGGTAATTATCGGACGGACTAACACAGAAAGCGCAGATACCCATTTATAGCTAGAAGCAGCAGCTTTACCGTCTGCTTCATTTGCTGCTTGAATAGCCTGCATTTGAGCAACAGAAAAATCTACGTATTTCTCTTCTACGCGATATTCTCCTTTTACTTTTTCAAGCTCAGTCTGAAGTCTGAACATTTCTAGTTCATGTTTGTTATCTTCTTTGCGTGTAAAGAACTTCAATAACTCAGGAGCTAATCGGAAAATACCTCCTAAGATACTTCCAAGCAGGCCGCTTGCAGCTACTTCAAACATATACTCTCCTAATTCATAAATTGTAATTTGTACATAACTGCAGCAGCAACTACAGAGAACATTCCGATTATCAGTCGTTCAATTCTTTTGTTGTTCTGTAGGTTAATAGGAGCTTGAGCTTCTAGCTTTTCTAACCTAGCTTCTAGCTTCTCTAATCCCTTAAATGTACGTTCTTGGGCTAATGCTGCTTGCTGCTGACGTTCTTCCACCAGAGCAATTTTGGAAATAGCGTTAGCCATTTCTTTCAAAGCTCCCTTCATTTCACCAAAGTCTTCATGCAGCAGTGCAATTCTTGCTACTACCATTCCGATAGCTTGGTCTTTTAAGAAGCTTTTTTCTAAGATGCTATTTTCGTCTGACATATATATTTCTCTTTGGTTAGATTAGCAGTGTTTTCCAGAAGGATCGAAATAGTCCAGCAACGTATGGCATATCCAAAAGGCTCTGTCTCGTCGCCAAGTTGTAGGCCCTTTGATATATCGTTGAAGTCTTGCAGTTACTAAAAGTTCTCTCGGAAGTTCTAAGAACATGAAGGATGCTATGAATATATTTGTAATAATATCCATAACATAGCCTACGATTAAAGCAGGCAGCGCAACCACGAAGGTGAACTTATTAAGTCTACCTGCAAGGTGCGCTCGATATAAACCCATGACAAGAATATAGGCATACCAGAATATAATTAAATATAATGCTATACCTATACAAGCCATCAGAAGTGCGATTACACCAGAGGCCATCTTGCTTTAATCTCAGTTACTTTAGCTAACCAAGTACCTACTGCAACTTCTTGACGTTGTTCTTTGAAGAACAGCTGGTCAGATTCTGCAGTGTAAGCAGCACGGCGTAAGGCGCTGTAGTCTGGAGGTGGGGGTGGGTCGGCTGGCTCGGGGGTGTTACCTTCGGCGAGCCAACTATCAATAGCAGAAACAAGACAAGACTCCATACTGCCATCGGCAAGAATACGAAAAACAATTCTGTGGCTTGCGTCCGTGTATTTCCAATTATTCATAATTCACATCCTGTAAAAAGCATTGTTGCTCCAATTGTATTGCCGTACAACTGTACAGCGCTACCAGCAGTTAGACCAGAAGTTCCCGCTGAAATTCGTGAAGCAGACAAGCCGCCGTTAATAAAAGTAATAGACGTTGCAATACCCCCTCCACCTACAGAGTTTATGCTAAAGTGGGATGCTGCGCTAACAGAAACCCCCGACGGAGAAACTCTAGGGGTAACTATATGTGCTATAGGAAAACCCCCACTGCTCGTACTCTCGGCTAACCCACCAGAAGATACGAAATCAACTGAAGCAGAAGACTTATAAGCAGGCAAATACCGCTGACACAGCGCCAATTCCATCCCATAGGGTCGCTGCTCAAACGGGGTGGCGACGGAGCCGGGTTCGAGTTGCACTCCGGTAATGGCAAAGATATTGCCAATTGTATCGAGGCAGTTAACTTGGTTGGCGGTGGCGATGAAGTTTCCGGTTTGCCATGCGCCTGCGGTGGTTTGCCAAGTTGAACCTGCCGCGCACATAAAAAATACTCGCAAACCAATGCCGTTGATCCAGTTCCAAGTGCCTGCCGTAATCAAACCTCCACTGACTGTGATTGATTTTTGCTCCCAAGTGTTCGCCGCGTTGATGGTGTATTCGGCAACATAAGATCGGTCGGCACCGTCATTTCTGAATGAAATACAGTGAATCCCGGTCTTGCTTGATCGAACCCAAAATGAAAGCGTGAACGTGCGGCCAATCAGGTCGCGCACGTTGTAGCCTTCAATAATCTGAGCGAGCCCAGAATACTGGGCCGCACCTATGGTTGTGTCGGCGGTGGTGACAGCCAAAAGCAGACTGCTCTGAAATTCGTTGTTGCTTGGGACATCTGATTGTTGCGAAACAGTAATTGCACCATCAGAATCTTCAACAGCCTGCCAACGATCTAATGTGTACGCGGATGTGACACCGATAAAACTCGTCCCCCGCTGCGCAATCGTCATTGCTCCATTGATAATCCGATTCCGCAGCCCTGCTTGGACTGCAGTAAAATCACTTAAATTACTCATATATTCTCCTTTAAATTAGAATCCATCCTCTTGTTACGTCTACATACATAAGCGTAATAGGAATTCTGTATAAATCAACAATTAAATTTTCAGCAAGGCTCATAATATTCTTTGTATTTCTAGCGATAGTAATTGTAGATACTGTACTAAAATTAACTACTCGGATACTATCTCCAATATTCGGTGCAGCAGGTAATGTTAATGTAAGATTTGCTGTTACAACATAAACACCATTTGCTGCTGCATTTGTACCTGCAGAGATAATATAAGGAACTTCAACTTGAGTTAGTATCTGCCAGTTAGTTACATCTGCAGATGGGTCTGTCGTTCCTGCTCCTGCTGTTTTCCTACGATAAGTTAGAAAATTAACAGGGCTGAATCTTACATTGCCTATAGCATATGTAGTTCCACTTACCCATATAGAAACACCAGCAGAATTAGCTGCAGCAAGTTCAGATGCTGCAGCATTGACTGCAGAAGTATTTGCAGCAGTCTGAGAAGCAGCAGCTAGTGTTTGTTTAGTGTTTACATCTGTTTGTAGGTCATTAGCTTCTGCTTGGAATGTAGGTAAAGCCCCTAAGAATGCATCTGCTTCTGTTGCAAAATTAGTAGGGTCAGATCTTGATGGTGGGGTCGGTAGGGCGGTTATGGGCATGGTAAATCCTTAAGTTAAGCCTTCTATCTGAAGATTACAAAGTGAATGTGAGGGGTATGATATTGTAGTAGAGAAGTCTCGATAAAATCCCCAGATAATCGAAACTTCTTCTAATTGTGGATCATCACTCGCAATCCAAACTGTAGGTGTTGCTCTGATGTTATATAAGTAGTTCTGGATTCTATTTAATTCTGCGTTATTAATATAAATATCTGCGGTTAATCTTTTACTGAAAGCACGTTTAGTAAAACTAATTGTACCGAATTCATCTGTATCTTTTCTAGAATAGTCTACAATACCTGCTTGCGCTCCGTACTGAGTACCGCCTAAAGAAGCGATTGTACCAAAGATAGCTTGCGCTATTGATATAATACTTAAAGCAGAACCTGATAGACGTATAGTAACTACAGCTTCAGTATAAGGTGGAATATTGTAGAAGACTACTTGTGTTCTATGCACAAGCGGATCATAAAAGAAATATTGATACCAATCTTGAAGTGTACTATCTGCTAGTCCTGCAGAGCTATTATATACAAGCTGTTTTGTATTATCGTCACTTACTGCTATTTGAACCAAAGCTGTCTCTAAGTTGATCAATGCAGCAGAATCAAAAGAACCCGGTTTAACTACAAAAGTCATTGAAGTAATAGCCGAAGAAATAGTGCTTGTTTGAATATCAAAAGCAGCATGCATATTATCAGCATATAGTTCGATCCACCACGTAGGAGAAATATCTGGTTGATGATTCGTATTAGATGCCTGTAGGCTCTGATAGATAACACCATTGTAACGCACAACAGCATCTAATGCATAGGTCGTACCAGAAGAGTATAACGGATTAGGGTCTGTAGCTGTAGTATAGATTAAACCTGTTCCTGTAATTACGTCAGTATTCCTAGGAACGGATGCACTAGTAGTTGCAATATAAGATGTTGCTTTTGTACCTGCTTCTACTTGTGCGCCCCATAGAATTACCGATCCTGTTGCAGTAACCACATCGGAGCCGCTATTGTATGTTCCAGTAGACGGAAAGATACCGAGGGAAAGGCTTGTATTCCCTGCTGTGTTATTGTTGGTTACAGAACAACTAAAACGCCAGTAAATTCCGCAATCTTGAACAATACCAGATCCACCGATAGTAATACCTGTATCGGTGTTAAATCTTGCATTTACCGCAACTGATGTGCCACCGCTAATTCCAAAATTAAGCCCAAAAGTAGCAGAAGTTCCTCCAGTGGTCTTTCGTACATAACAACTTGCCGTATATGCTTGTGTACCTGTAGAAACCGTAGTGCTTTGAGTTATACCCTGAAACGCAACGGAACTAACATCGGACAGAGTATCGGCGGTGGCAGTTCCATCGGGAGCTACTGTGGAGTTTGCTACTATATTCTTTGCACCAAATGGAACCCAAGCTGCATTATCAAACTGAGCAGAATAAAGCAACAGATTTGTACTTGCAGGTTCTATCAGTAAACCCTCGAACGCTAGTGTAGTAGGATTATATGTAAATCTTGGTACATCAATACCTGCGGTTTGAATTATTCCAGCAGCATCAAAGTAAGTCCCAATAGTACCCCTACTAAAAGAGCCATCAGGATACGCAATCGTATTTGGTTTGATAACTTTCATATTAAAACCCATCCTTGTGTTGCATTGGCGTAAGTTAACTTAAAAGCAGGATTTATAGTATCTAATGTCATATTTTCAGCAAGTCCCATTATATTAGATCCATTTCTTGCAATAGTAACAGTTCTGACGTTACTTCTATTACTGATTACAACCCAATCCCCAACTGCAGGTGTAATAGGAAGCGTAGCAGTAAGCGTAGCAGTAATTACATATGTGTTATATCGTACTAGTGTAGTATTGGTAGTAATAACACTTATCGCATCACTTGCAGCAGATGCAGTAATAACAATATCTGTAGACCCTAATAAAGTATTTCCGTTTACTGTTCTAATATTACTTCCGCTTACTAGCGTAGCTTGTGCGCCTAGATTGGTTCTGGCTGTAGCACTATTTGTTGCTCCAGTGCCTCCGTTTGCTATAGCTACAGTTCCTGTGACATTAGCTGCTGTTCCCGTGGTGCTCTGGTTTAATGTTGGAATATCCGAAGCAACAACAGCTCTAAATGTAGGGACGCCTGCTGCTCCATTAGGGGCGGCTAAGATAAATTTAGCAGTTTTACTCGCGTATGGATTCTGAGTATCGCCGTAAGAAGCTGCTAAACTAATAACAGGAGTAGTTGTACCGGTAGCTACAGAAACTGGTGAAGTTCCAGTTACTGAAGTCACTGTGCCCCCGCTTGAGGGACTGGTGTTAGCAATAGTTATACTACCCGCAGAATTGGTAACAGAGATACCAGAACCTTGTGTAATCGTAGTACGGACAAAACCAACACCTGTGCTACCAATATCAATTTGACCGTTCGTAGGTGCTGCAGTTAATCCCGTACCTCCTTGTGCTACAGCTACAGTTCCTGTTACGTTTATCGCAGTTTTTGCATCCCCGTTTGCTAAATTTCTAGCTAATGCCATATAGTTCCTTTAAAATAACATCCAGCCATAGGTAGCATTTACATATGTTAGTGTAATACCTGTGTGTAATATATCTATAGTCATATTTTCTGCTGTTTTCATAATATTAGACCCGTTTCTTCCAATAATACAAGCAGTAGTATTTCCGCTTACGTTAAGTATTCTAACCCAATCCCCTGCTGTTGGTGCAGCAGGTAGCGTTAGTGTTAAACTTGTAGTTATAGTATAGTTATTAAAAGCTAATGCTGTCGTATTTGCACTTATAATGTTTATAATATCTCTACTAGTAGTATTCATTATAGAAATATAAGTCTTAACAGCCAGTACATCGCCTGCAGTGGCTCCTGTTGTTAAAGTAATACTTGTACCGTTTATTGCTGTATAGTCTGCTGTGTTTAGTAAGACTCCGTTTAGAAATAAATCTAAGTCTGCGGTATTATAAACAGCAGAGAAAACTGTCTGCCCTGATGTTGCTACGTATTCAGTATACGTTCGCTGTACACCTGCTACAGTTAAATTACCCGAACCTAGTACAGTATTTCCATTTATTGTTTTAATATTAGTTCCAGATACCAATGCTTGTTGAAAATAACTAGAATTATTTCCGTCAAGCAAGTCAGCATCTAATCCGCTAGTAGCCCCGTCTACTGTTTTTATAGTATCAAGAATATTAGTAGCTGTTAGTGTACCAGTCTTAGAATCTATAGAGGTTACATTTGGAGTTATGTTTAATGCCATATATTCCTCTTATATAGACTGAGCATCAAACCAACAATCTGCTGCTCCTATTGCTTTTGTCGTAGGTGTCGATGAATTACATACTACAATCCCATTTACAAATGATCTTCCATAGGTTCCAAAATCCAACGAGAAGTTAGAATTCGAGGGAACTCTAAAGATAACCCTTGGTATAGCGGTATCTCCGGGTAGGGTTGCAGAATCATGCACTTGAATAAACTGATCTGTTGTTTTTGAACTATAACCTGTTAAGGTAAAGAGAGTTCCAGCAGATACCTTTATAAGCAGGTTGTTTGCAAAAGCTACTGTAGTTGTATTAGTTAGAGTTTGACCTTTTGTTGTAACAGTAGCAGCAATTGACACTGGCTGCGTAGCTTGCCAGAAAGTACCTGTAACTCCGTGAGTAGGAACTGATGCTAGTGAAACTGGAACTGCAGATGCTCTTAACTGAGTATCTGTTAATGCTCCTGTAACGGTTACAGTAGATGCAATTGAAACAGGTACAGTCCCGCTAATGCCTACCGTACCATCTACAGTAATGCTATTACCGCCATCTGCAATATTAACATGACCGCTAGTGTTAACGGAAAGCATCTGAGAGTTAGTACCGTCAGTGCCGCCTACAGCAATTAGTTTAGTCGTACCGATTGCAGTATTATCAGCAATAACAGTATCATCAATTAATTGTAAAGCAGTTAAAGCAGAACCGTCTACTTGTACAGCAAATGTACCTGCATTAGTAACTGCATGCGAAGGAACTGAAGCTAGAGATACAGGCTGCGTAGCTTGCCAGAAAGTACCTGTAACTCCGTGAGTAGGAACTGATGCTAGTGAAACTGGAACTGCAGAGGCTCTTAACTGAGTATCTGTTAATGCTCCTGTAACGGTTACAGTAGATGCAATTGAAACAGGTACAGTCCCGCTAATACCTACAGTACCATCTACCGTAAGACTTCCGCCATTATCTGTGATAGGTACTGCAGTCTGATCAGAAGCAAGAATTACTCGTTGAGTTCCTGCATCCTTTACACCAGAGTTAACAGAAACAGCAGTACCGTTAATTTTAGTTAGATTGCTTGTAGGATTAGAAGAACCTTGTGCCATTAACTTACCTCAATTCCAAATAGATTAAAAGAAAAACTAGCAGAACTTGCGTATGCTCGAACTACTGTTCCTGCTGCTAGTGTCATACCTATAGTAATAGCAAATGTAGCATTGGCATCTAAGGCTTGATCATAGTATAAATATTGAATTACGTTATCTGCAGCACCCGCTACAGCAATACTAATTCTAAAAGTACCTGCTGTACCTGCACGGTTACATACTACGAGCGTACTAGTAGTACAACTTGTACTTGCAGGTGTAGTATAAAGTGTAGTTAGTGTAGTTGCAGCAGGAGATAATTGTCCTAATGTTTTTATTGTGTCTGCCATTTAAGCTCCCATTAAAGCAAAACTACGTACAATACTAGAAGTATTTACTTGTGCTATTTTATTTAATTCTGTTTGTAAATCAGTTTGGCTTGAGAGTGTACCTGTGATACCTCCCCAAACTGTAGCGCCACCACCTCCACCACCTTCAGATTGCAGGGCCATAGCTGTATAAGTAGTTGTACTTGTAGCTACGGCTTGTCTGTTCTCATCGGTAATAAGAAAAGGTTCCCCTACATTTAAACCTCTACGAACAGCAAGCGAGTCAAGTTGCGCTCGTGTTCCTCGTTTTATCTGTAGGGTTGAACTCATATTAGACCTCCATCAAAATTAGCAGTTACTGCAATGCTATCACCTTCTGGAATTACCCGGTCAAGCAGCTTTGCAGTCTTAGCGTTGTGTGTAACATCAGCGCGAACTTCTGCGCGCATACCTTCAATATTTGCATTTAGTTGCATAAGTACTTGCAGCACAGCAGAACTGTCAGAACTAGAATTACCGGGTGTATTGAAAGTTCTTACACCTAATGAACCATCAGCCATACGACTTAGAGGCATAACAGCTTCTGGCCCTGCTTCGCCCATTACCTGTGGTTTACCATCAGCAGTAGAGAAGAAAGTAGGAGTAGAATAAATACCACTGCCGGTGAAGGCATTACCTAGTGCATTTGCGCCCATGCCTCCGTCATTTTCTCTCGGATAGGGAGACACAACAGATTCAACAACTGCAATAAGTTTTTGTTGCTTCATTAACTCTTCTTTTAATCTAGCTTGCTCTTCTTGCTGTAGAATTAAACTTTTTAGAGCAGCATTATTAATTTCAGCAGTTGAATTTACATCTGCAGGTAACGCTAGTTGACTAGCTGATTCAGATTTGATAGTAGCTAAAGTTTCTGTAGCAGACTGCATCTGATTTTGTGCGTTTTTAACTGAATCAATAGCAGCAGAATCATAAACAGCTTTAGTTACTTCATCTAGTTTACTCAGTACTGAATCCTGCCAAAGATTAACCGCAGGAATTTGTTGTAGTTGTGCAGATACTAAAGCAGCAGCTTTTCTATATTCTGTAGTAGAAGTAGCTGTTTGTTTAACTTGCTCTAAGTAAGAACTAGCTGTAGTTGTAATACTACCTAGTGCAGCTTGATCGCCTGACGTAGCCAAAGCTAAATTAGACATATAAGCTGATTTAGTCATATTAAGATTAGCTGCAGAAGAACTTACTGTACCAATTAAGCTGCTAATAAAATCTGAAATACTTTTACCACTTGTTTTGAACTCGTCTAAGGCATCCTTAGATTTCTTTAGTTCTTCTGTGGCTTTTACTTCAGCTTCTTTTAAATCTTTTAATGCATTGAGCCTATCATACAAAGGAAGATTAGTTCTATAGATTGTATCTCGTTCACGTTTGCGAAGCTCTACATTATTTTCTTGTAGTTTTAGAAACTCAAGTTCTAATGCATTGCGCTGCGACATTACTTGTTCTGAGAATTTAGCTAAGGCTTCTTGTGTTTCAAAACCCAAGCTCTGCGCTAGTTTATCCCCAAAGCCTGTAAGAGCTTCTGTGATCTTTTTCTGCTGTTGCTCGGGTGTTAAGTCTTTTAAGCTAATATCAATTGCTTGATTTACACCAGAAATATTCTCTGCACTTAGCCCTAGTATATTAGCATAGCTAAAAGCAGCGAAAGTCATAGAGGAGATAGCAGAATCTAGAGTCCGATCAAGATCATTGCTGATACTTGAAATATCTCTACCTGATTTATCGCTTCTAAACCAACCGCCCTTTTGAGTCCAATCTGTATATTGAGAAACCATTGCACCACTGATGGCGCTAAAAGTTCCCGTAATGCCTTGTGCTTTAATTTCCTTTGCAGCCATACCGAATGCTCTTTGGAATAATCCACCGATAACACCAGCAATAGGGCCTACACCGGGAATAGCACTAGCGATACCTGCGATCAAATCTACATTAAGCCCTTCGATAGCATAGCCACCAGCTAGAGACTTACTGATCGAATAGCCGCTAAGACCGTTCAGTACTGCACCACCGATAGCACCAGCTAGGTTAGCACCACCAGCTTCCATTGCGCCTTTAAAGCCACTCATAGAACTAGCGTTCTTTACACCTGCTGAGAACTGACCAAGCATTTCTGATGCTGTATCAAAGCCCATGCTGCTTAAGAGTTCAGCACCTTTGAATCCAAATTTACTAAACTTAGATGCAACATCAAATGTTTCTTGAGATGAAGATATTCTTTCACTGAAGCTCTTACCAGATTTATTCTCACTAAAAATATCTTGAATGATTGCGTTGATGAAAACAGTAATAGGCTTAGATAGCTCAGCTTCAATAATACCTCTTAGCTTATCAGACCCGTCTTTACCACCTTCTACAATATTCTGAGAAATAGCACCAGCAAGATTACCTACGAACTTATTGTACTCATCGTTGATTTTCTTGATTGCAGCTACGTCTGCTTTTTCATTCACAACTTTTAGACCGAGATCTTTATTAGCTTTAGCTTTTGCAAGTAAATCCATGTACTCTTCAAAAGTAATATTGTATGCTTTCTGAGCAGCTTCTACTTCTTCTAAATACTTCTGTTCTACCTTTAATATATTTAATCTGGCAGTACGATCTTCTTCAGATAACCCCATTAGCTCTTTCTCTAGTACAAGCGCTTCATATTCTTTCTGTAATGAATGGTTATACTTATCTGTAGCCTCAGTTAGTTTATTTAGTTCATCAGCATGTTCTTTAACTTTTTTAGCTAACTCGCTTCTAACCTTCTCTTCATCTGCTAGTAACTTAATAGCATAGGGTTGCTTCTCTAATAGCTTAAGCACAGCTTCTGCATATGCCTCTGCTGATATTTTATTATTATTGTAATATAACTGCAGGCTTTCTAACTTATTATTAAAGTCTGCAGAAACACCAGAAGAAATACCTAGAATATCATTGTAAGTTTCTTGTGCCCTATTTAAGTCACTTAAGGCTTTTGCTTCATCTTGCTTAGCTTTAATTGCATAAGGTTGCTTGTCTAGTAGCTTAAGAACAGCTTCTGTGTATGCTTGTGCTGACATATCAGTCTTAGCATATACTAGCTGTATTGCCGCTAACTCATTATTGAACGATGAAGATACTCCAGATGAAATACCTAGAATATCATTAAGAGTCTCTTGTGCTTTAATTAATTCTTTTGTAGCGTCTGCTTCGTCTTTTTTAGCTTTAATTGCATAAGGCTGTTGAGCAAGTAGCAACTGAACTTCTGCTGCATATTCTCCTGCTGATATTTTATTTTTACCATATAAGTATTGAAGTTTCTTTAATTCATCATTAAAACTAGAGTTAACACCGATTGCTCGATTTTGAATATCAGCATAAGTATTTAATGCAGCGTTTAACTCATTTTGAGATTTATTTCGACTGCTTGCTTGAGCTTTATCCCACTGCATACCTGCAGTTTCTCTAATCCTAGCAAGCTCTGCAGTTGTCAGACTCTTTACTCGTTTTAGAGCATCTTCTTCTGCTTTCTTAACAGCTTCTGCTCTGGTAAGTTTCTTTTGAGTTAGTCCGTCCCGAATCTTTTCTTGTTCATTTATGAGCTTTTGCTTTTCAAGGAAATCTCTCGCAAGTTCAGATTGTATTCTTTCAACTTGTGATGTTTCTGTAGCTAGTCTCATTCTAGAAGAGAGCTGGGAAATTAATATTCTCTCTTTTTCAATACTATCCTGATGGGCTTTAGCATTACCTTGTAAATAAACATTTAATCGCTTATATGCATCTGATAATTGTTCTGCATCGGTAGAACGTATCGTATTTCCAATACTATCCCAAAGGGATTTTAGTCCAGATCCTACTCCTTTATACAATGCTTCTAGTGGATGTAGTTGATCTTTAATACGTTGAGCTTGGGTTTCAGTTACGTCAGCTAAAGCCTTTGTAGCCACCCCCGCTGCCTCAGAAACTCGTCCTTGTTCCATCAATTGAGCAACTAATTCAAGTATCTGAGGTCTGACCATTCCAGTTTTAATTGCTAACTCAGCTAAGGCTTCTACTGGTTTCTCCTTCATCTTAGAAAAAGATTTTACAGTCTCTTCAATAGCAACTCCAGCATACTTCTCCATATCAACAGCAGCTTTCGCTACCATTTGAGTTTCTTCTGCAGTTAGTCTACCAGCCTTAGCCATTTCAGTTAAAACTTCAATACCTTTGGATGTAGAAATCCCCATTTCATTTAAAGACATTGCATATGTAATAGCTGCATCTTTAGATAAACCTAATGCACCCCCACTCAAAGCTAAAGCAGTAGATAGTTCACTTTCTTGCTTGATAGCTTGATAAGTAGCTACACCAAATATAGCAAAAGCAGCAGCAGCAGTAGTTAACAAAATAGGAAGGGCAGATAGAAAAGCAACATTACCTGCAGCGAAAGCACGACTAATCGCAGAACCTATAGAAGTAAAAGTAGAACTACCTGCGGCATCAGCTTCCTTAAATCCGATAATAAGTGCAGCGATAGGCCCTGTAACTAAACCAGTAATAGACTTACCAGCAGATGCAATAGCTCCACCTAATACGCTGCCCATTGCAACTGCAGTCTGTTGAATGCTTTTTACAGTATCTCCAAGTGCATCTCGCATAACTTTCTGTAATGCTGCTCCTTCGATACCAGTCTGAGCAATAAGACCCCTGATCTGATCACCCTGCTGTAGTAGCACAGTAAGCGGATTCTGACCAGCAGCAAGTGAAACAGCAACGTCACCAATCTGAGGCTGTAATCCACGCTTTAAATACTCAGCTTGTCTTTTCTGTTCAACAGCAAGAATATCCTGTTGTTGCCTTTTATAGATAGCTAGTTTAGCTGCAGCTTCTTGTGCAGATGCTCCAGACTTTCTTAAGTTCTGTTCATAATTGAAAATAGACCTAGCTGCTTTCTCATTGAACGATACGCTATTATTAGTTTGATCATTAAGACTAGCTAAAACAGAAATCATCTTCTGTTCTTCTGTCAAGACTGCTTTCTGTGCTTTGACAAGTTCTCTAGCTGCAGCATCATAAGAAGTAGTAGTGCTTGTGCCTGTAACGCGAGTAGATGCAAGATTCTTTTCTGCAGCGATCACTTGATTGATAACGTCTGCGGATACCCCCTGAGAAGCCATGTTAACGCGCTTAGACGCTTCTTTCTCGTTCATCCCTTGGTACACTACCATCGCTGTGATTTGATTGAGCCTAGCGGCTGATTCTGCTGCTGCTTGGTTAGCTTTGACGATACGGTCTGCTGCAGATTGAGCAGCGTCAGCTTTTGCTTTTTCTAGTCTGCGGAACTCAGCTACAGCTTGGTTCATTGCAGTAGCATTCTCTTCTAATGCTCGTTGCTGTGCGCGTAGAGTACTCGCTGCTAGTTTCTCTTGCTCACGGAGTACAGCATTACGTTGTTTCTCTTCTTCTGTTACGCGATTAACACTACCAGCAATCTTTAAGTATTCTGCTTGTGATTCTGCAAGCATAGTATTATACTTAGCAAGACCAGCCCCTTGTGTTGGATCTAAACCTAGTTGATTTACTTTACCAGATACTTCTGCAGATAATCTGCTGTACTCTGAGAGTTGTTTTGTAGTTAAAGAAATACCTTGGGCTGTAAGATTAGAGCGTTGCGTCAAACGATCAAACTCTGCGCTTACACTACGGATAGCACCAACTGAAGCATCGAATGGATCTTTAGTTAGTTCTTTGATTTTCTCTAGCACACCAATGAAAGGCTTTAGTTCATTTTCAGCAGCACCGAATGAACGTGCTTGTTGAAGAATAGATGCTTCACCCTTAGTAAATCCAGATACTAAATCACCGTATTGATTATTAAGTTTATTTAATAGCTTTTCTAGCGGAGACATTTCCTCAGCAGCATCTGAAACAGAACTAGCTAGTTTCTTTTGAGCAGCCGCAGCTTTCTCTGCTGCATCAGCAGCTTTCTTAGTAGCAGTCTCTTGCGCTTTCTGTTGCTTAGCTAGTTCCTTAGCTGCAGCAGCCGCCTCCCTGTCTGCACGAGCCTTATCTCCATTAACTTTGTTGTAATCGGAAATGGCTACGCCAAGAGCTTCTAGCTTTTTTACAGCAGTCGTTAGCTCTTCTGTGTTGACAGCAAATTTTAATTCTGTTAATTCCATGATTTAACCCTACATATGTAATTGAGGTTATATTTGCCGTACAGCAAACTTGTGTAATGCTATCTGCGTAATGCACTATCTCTTTTTAATACACCTAATATACTAAAAAGAAAGCCCTCGTTAGAGGGCTATGCTTACTTGCTCTTATGTTTGTTTTTATTCTGCTCTGCTTCTGCCTTCTTTGAGTAGAAGTTCATTACTGTGTTATCAAAGTATTGTAATACTTCAACTTCCCAAGGCTGAACGTCTATCTTATAAAGCTGATAGTACAGCATAATATCCATGAAGCTAATAGGATTGACCCCAAAACCGTTAGATGTTCTATTAGAGTTAAGCCTTAAGAAGTCTGCCCAAAGATAAGCAAATACTTCCGGTAGCTCTACTAGCTCATCTAGCTCTTTTGGTTTAATGCCTGTTTGCTTCCATACGCTATTCAACTTGGCTCTGACAGAGTTATCTCCAGAGCCTAGCTCAAACTCTTGCTTAACAAACTCTAAAGCAAGTTCAAGATCACTTAGGGCAAAATGAGGTTACGTCACTCGCCTCCTGCACAATAGCTTCACGAATCCACGGATGTGCCTTCAAGACCTCTGCTGCTTTATCCTTAGAGAAAACAACATCTGCACCGTTCTCTTTAATGCCTGCCCAAGCTACTAGACGTACAAGCGCAGATTCAACTGCAAGCTCTTCAGCTTCATCTAGCGACATATCTTCAGGGTCTTTATTCTTACGTTTTGCAATAGCTTGTTTCTGTTGAAACTCTGCGAACTTCTTACGTGAGTAGTTCTTAACAGTAGGTGACATATCCCCTAGGATCGTCAAGGTAGCACCGGATGGCGCACCTGTAGGTAGCTTTAGTTCAAACGTATAGCCCTGCTCAGCAGCTTTAGAGAAATCTTGTTTTACGAGGTCAAAACTCATGGGTTCCTTTCAAAGTATTAATCAATCTTAGAGTATTAATCTAAGTAAGAAATTCTATTTTATCATACTTTTGCTGCAAAGTCAAGGTAAATAAGCCAAAGAAAAACCCCGGTAGCCGAAGCCAACGGGGTTATCTATACTAGCTATAGAAGATTATCAGGCAGCTAAAGAATCTTGTACCATGATAGTAGTCTGTTCATTTGCAGTACCAGCACCACCAGCTACAGCTAGAAGAGCTTGGAAGTCACATGACATGGTAATACCTTGTTCTGCATCAGCCTTAGTTGCGCTATTGATCTTAGCGCGTGGAATGGTGATGCTGACGAAGTCAGCATTAGCAGCATTGCTAGTAGTTAGTGTAAAGACCAGAGAAACTTCAGTCTCATCCTTGAATGCATTACGAGCAACAGCATCAGCAAAGTAAAGGCTGATACTACCATCAACTAAACAACGACCATCGAAAGACTCAGCAATTGAGTTGCTTCCTAGTACAGTAGCGTTAGCAATATTACGGTTAATATTGATTGAAGCATCTGTGATTAGTGCAACAGCAGCACCGTTGAATACAACCACGCCATTCACACCAGCACAAACACCAGAAGTACCTAGTGCAGTAGGGCTAGTGAAATACTGAGTAGTACCAGTCTGAGTCAGGTCTTTACCCATGAAGCCAAAGTCTAGCGTAGCCATGCCAGTAGCTGGAATACTGACACCAATGGTGTTGACCTTGCAGCCAGTAAATACTTCAGACTGAGCAATATCAGAATACCACTCTTCTACTGTGAATGAATCAGAAGTATGACCAGTAGTAGGAACGAAAGTCTTCTTACCTTGAACTACAATAGTAGCTGCAGTAACGGTAGGGCTTGCAGTGAATGTACCTGCGTTCAATACTACGAATGTAATAGTTAGTGCAACTACGTTGGTGATCAGCAAGTTGACATTTAGGTTATTAGCGTTAGCGCCAGTACCTACGGTGATACGAATAACGTCACCAGTCTTGAAGCCATCAGTTAGGAACGAACCTGATGCACGAGTGATAGCAGTAGCTGTAGTAGCAAACGCTAGTGAAGTTACTGTAATACCTGCGCTAAACTGACGAGCGAGAGCAGCCGCCATTAGATCAGAGTAAGAACCGGGAGATAGTTCACCGGAGACTGAACCGTCTGCAGAACGTACACCGTGGCGGAAGTCTGCCATTTGGTAATCAGTTCTTAACTCATCTGACTGGTACACCTCCTTTGTTAGATTGAAGTTAGAAGTTACTCTACGGAGAAGTCTTGCGCCAGTAGGCCCTGCAAGTGTACCATAGGTTGTCTCTTTTTTAATGGCTACTAATTTAGATACGCCCTTCGAAATTGGCATGATTTATTTCCTTAATGTATTTAATTTTGCAAAATTAATTTTGATTTACAACTGTCAAAGTGATACCGTATCATAGCTGCTTTGAAAGAAGACTGTTTACCGCAATGAATACAAGTTAAAATAGGTTGTGATGCCCAGTACTCTTTTAATTGCTCTTTTCGCAAATCACCCCATTGCATTTTTTCTGGGTCTTGACCTGCTGATATTCTTTGTTTTTGTTCTTCAGTTCTACGTTTACCATAGTTAAAATGATCTTCGCCAGTAACACCAAAGAATGGATTATTTTCACCAGAATGTAGCTCAGATAATTTCTTTTTAGTTTCTTCGGTATGCCTCTTTCCTTTAAAGGATGGCGTCCTTCCAGATGCGTAAGAAGCTCTAATAGATTCAGATAACTTTTTTATTGTCTCTGGGGTTTTTAATTTTCCCTTATTCGCCTTACTTGCCGCAGCTTTTTGAGTATTACTACTAGGTAGTCTTGAGCCAACCCCTCCATCAGATAGATTACAGAGTTGACCCGTTCGATCTATCTTCTTACCATAGAGTAAGATAAGACTTCGTTCTGCATGGTCTGTCTCAATTAAAGAATGAAAATGTCCGACAATTACGACTTCTACACTTCTACCCTCTTTTACCATTGTTCGTATTTTACGCCTAAGTAGAATATTCACGCGCTGCTTATTCTCACTAAAATGTGCATGGATTCTTTTCCAATTTTTAGATATACCTACATATATCGGGACACTACCGTCCATTAGCATATATACATAATGCTTAAGTTCGTGCTCACGTAGATATCTACAGGCATCGAACCTGTTGTTAAATCGTTTAATTGTTTTCATTTTATTCCTAGTAAATAAGCCTAGATAAAAGAACTAGGAAGATACTCTAGGAAGCATCTTATCGGTCGGCCAACCTATCCTATTCTATAATACATTGTATCACATTACCCCAACAGAATACTGAATAATTACAGGAACTATAATTCTATCAGCTACGATAGCATTTCCTGTAATTTGGGGTGTACGCATAATATTAATTTCATATGCCCCCTCGACTAATGTAGTTCCTCTAGCAAAATGCTGTTGAACTAACTCTGCTCTTGCCAATGCTTCTGCTAAACCTTTGTTAGAAGGATAGCAGAGAAATACTTGAAACTCTCCTACTTCTCTATAATAAGCATCACCCATCGTTGGGTTTTCTGGTCTACGTGGCATTAACTGAACACGTTGGTAAGCTGTACCTGCTACTGGAGTAAAACTAACTGATTCATATGCAGTCGATAAAGCAGGAGTCATCGTGGCTAGTTTCTTTTCAAATGCTCTTTTAATAGTAAGTAAAGCCATATGTTTCCTTATGAATTATCAAACATTTGTTTAATATCTGTGTTATATATTGCTACTATATTATTTTCAGTAGGTTGCATAATACCTTGTCCACTGGTTTGTGGTGAATAATTATCTTCTAGTTTCTTAATGTAAGGGCCTAAGTTACCAATATAAACAGTATCCCCTATTTTATAATCTGACATTTTTTCTCTGGCATCTTCTGAGGCTTGCATTCCAGATTCTTGCCCGTAAGTCTCTCTCCAAGATAAAGAACCATCTAGAGATATTTGCCAGCTTCCTCTTGCAAAACCTTCTTCTGGAGATAAGCCTATAACCATTTCTCTGGCTTCGTACCAGTCTGCAAAAGCAGCAGAACTGCCAAGTGGAGTATTTCCTACTGCAATTACAGTAGACTCATATGCAAATTTTGTTACCATACCCTCAAGTTTACGTTTGAATTCTTCTTCGTATTTCTTGAGGCTTTCCAGTAGTTCTTTTGTGTTTATAGTTACTTGCATATGCTACCTACCTGCCTTATTAAACTACAGCAAGCACACGATATAACACAACACTACCTTCTGCAGTATGCTGCTGTACAGAATCTACTTTATAGGTCTTACCTGCATAGGTAATCTGGTCTTGTGCTTGCGGCATAAAACTTAAGTTAGTTGCTAGGATATAGAACAATCCAGACTCTTGCCCTACTAGGTTAGGATAGTTAAACTGCGAAGCTCTGATCTGCCGCATATACATCTTTACAGAATATGCAGTTGTAGTATTCGTAGTGCTGCTGGTTTCAATATTATAAACGCCTTCAGTAACTACAGTATATGTTGCAGTTAAACCATGTCGATCAATAGCATAGGCAGTGGCCCGTAAGAACGCATTTGACATGTTTACCTCAAACTTGGAATGGATTACTTAGCGAAGGATATGTATATGAACCACTGAAGCCGGGAGTAATCACAGCGTTATTATCATATACGTCGATGTTATCTTGCATATCTTGTTTGCTAATACCGCCAGCATAACCAGAAACAGAAGTAAGACTACCGTTAAAATCTGGATTCTTGATATACATCTTAAGAGAATCCATATATGCTTTAGCTGCTTTAGATCCGCTAATGGAGAATATATCTACAGTAGAATCCTCAGATCGAATACTTAATTTAAACAGCAATGACTTAGCACAGTCTAGTGATGTTCTGCGGAGATTGCTTTCGTTTTTAGTAAGGAAGTAGGTAATCTCTGTATCTGACATAAGCGGAAATGTTATGTCCGTATCGCCTAATTCATACCGAATATCTTGAATAGTAGCAGCCATAATTATCCTTATATATTTTAATAAAGAACCCTTGATAAAAGATTCTGTATTAAAAGGAGGATTCCTTGTGAGAACCCTCCGATTATTTTAGTTAAGAAAACCTCATTCAGAGGCTAACTTATTAGTTGCTGCTGTATAGGCGAACAACAGTAGCAGGACGCCGAACTAGCGCAATGTGGTTAGACTCTGACTGAAGTAGGATACCTTCATCTTTAGCATCACGATATTGGAATACATAAGCCTCAACACCAATAGTGTTCACTAGGGACATCTTGTTGGCAGGTGAGAAGTAGCTCATGAATGTGTCCATTGTGCCCATAGGTAGTGCATAAGCATCACCAGAAGGGATTAGACGAGTACCGTTGTATGAACCACGATATTCAATGAAGTCCATACCACCGTGGCTAAACCGACGATATACGCCAGAACCTAGACGATTACGTAGTGGCTCTTGAGTTGAAGAGTAGTACTTGTATGCATCCTTAACACCAGCCTGAGCGATTAGCTTAGCAAAGAACTCAGGTGAGCATAGAGCAGTAACTGAGCTAACTGATTCACCGGATAGCTGAGTATCCATAATGTGAGCAATAGCCTCTTCGATCTTAGCAGGAACTTCAGTAGTAGTAGTGCCTAGAACAAAGTCGATTTCCTTGCGGGTAATGCCAAAGGTCGTGTAGTAGTTATTGACGATAGTGCCGCTTGGAGCATAGATAGCACCAGTAGTAATAGCATAAGCACGAGCAGCCTCTAGGGTAACTGCGTGGTTACGACGAATACGCTCTAGCTTACGAGCCACAACAGCAGCTTCGGTATCAGCCTGATCTGAGCCATAGGCACGCTTGCCTTGTAGATCAGAAGGGCTAACTGCGTCATCTAGTGGGAAGTGAGGAATACCGAAAGCATAGATGCTACGGGTATCGTCCTTGTTTACAGTAGTACGAGCACCACGAACAGTATCAGGGATAACGCTTAGGGTGCCTGAAGTTGATTCGACGGTAACGGTGTGCTGAGTCACACCTTCAGCATTGAAAATGCCTAGTTCGTTAATTAGGCCCCAAGTATTGGGGATTAGGTTTAGTTCTTCGGTGAGGTCTGTGACTTCAAACGGTTTGTCAAAGCTTCTGATAGTTGCCATTTTATGATTTCCTTATTTATTAGATAAATGCTAGATTAAACAGCATCTGACACTTGAATGCCCTTAGCTTCTAGTGAAGCATAAATAGCAGCTAGTTCAGCACCTGTGTCATGGCTTGCGTCTAGAATTAGAGCAGCCTTAGAAACCACAGCAGGGCCTTTTAGTAGAACTAAAACTTTCTTGTCTGTATTTAGAACTGCAGTTACATCTTCGATTAGAATAGCGTCTGCTGTTTGTGAACCGTCTACGGCAGTTTGCACGGAGAACTTGTACTTACCACCAGAGGTAACTTTACCAAGAACAGAACCGATTTTGAAGTCGCCAGCAGTACCGTTATAGGTAACAACTGCACGGGTGTAGCCCATTTCAGGCCAGAGTTCAGCTTTAACAGTATTGCTAAAACGGAGGTTTTCAGTGAATAGGAGTGACATATATATATTTCCTTAATAAAATTAAAATTACTTACTTAGACGGGCTTTGATAACTCGTGCTACAGCAGACTCTTTTACTTTTGCGTCAGCTTCCACTTGCACACCCTTTTCAACAAACAAATCAGACTTTTCGATAACTGCTTGCATATCAGCTAGAGTTTTTACTACAGCTTGAAAATCTGTTTCATCTTCGACTAAGCCTAAAGCCTTGAAGAGAACATCAGCTTTATCTTGGTCTTTTACAGCAGTTTTTACTTGCTCTAACCGGGCCTTGCGAATAGCTTCTTTACGTTCTGTTTCAAACTTGGTGACTAGCTCTAGAGCTTTTTGCAGTTCTTCTTTCTGCTCATTAAACGCCTTTTGAATAGCGTCTAGTTGTGATTTCTCAACAACTTCGACAGTCTTTTCAATTTCGGCTACTTGTACTTCTTTCGTCATACTGGTTCCTTTATTTATGGTTTCAGAAGGTTCAACCTTCGCTTCAGTTTTATCATCCGACTGTTCTGCTTTCGCAATGGCTTCGGTTGAGCCTTCTTCAGCTTTGACTACGATAGTAGTTTTAGCAGAATTCTTTCTAGCAGCAATCTCTGCTTTTTCTAATTTGTCAATTTTACGTAATGCTTTTTCAATCTTCTCTTGATCTTTTAGCAGTGAAAAATACTCGTCTTCACTTAGTTTAGATAGAACTTCTGTAATAGAATCAGTTTCATACAGCGATTTAATAATCTCAAATGCTTCCATTCTGGATTCAATCCAATCTTGCATTTCAGACTCAGCCTCCATTGACTGATCACCACGAGTTTCTGCTTCTTCAACATAACCCATCATGGTTGCTAAAACTTTAGCATCGCCTTCCCATAATCCAAAGAAGCGTGAAATAAAGTCTGGAAGTTCCATTGTTACTTTAACCTGTTGCATCTTCTGAATAAATTCCTCGGAGAATTTAACAGACTTCATAACAAGTGCATAATCGTGACCACTGGCTGGGCCACCCTGACCTTCAGAAACAAGTGCAAGATGAGCGCCTTCTTTGCTAAAGTCGATATTGCTTAACTTACGTTTAGCTTTTCGGTTAATTTCAGTCATCTGTTTCCTCTTCTATTTTTTGAACAGAAGCTAATGCTCCAATGCTCACACCATTAATATTACCAGATTTAACCAGAGTCCATACATCATCAGATAATACTTGTAGGTTTACTAGCCAAGTTCCAGCTTTGACAATCTTTTCTCCTAGAATAAAATCAATAGGAGCAATGTAGCTTTCTGCAATTGTGAATGTATCAGTTTCTACCAGATGGAAAAGATTAGCTTTCATGCAGTGCATATTAAAATTATGACATGCTTTCCTAACTTCATCTGCTGTAGTAATATCACCATGAAGATCAACCTCATCAGGACACATTGCTACATACAATACTTGTTTTAGTTCTTCGTTAGTAGATTTGTTTACTTGAAGTTTCATCCAAGATAGTTCATCTTCGGTATTAACTTCGGTATCTGTGATTGTTCTTGTGTAGCTCTTGAGAATTTGCTCTTGTTTAAGTATTCTACGCGCCCATGCTAAACCGGCAGAACCGCTCCAAAGAAGCCAAGCAATAGTGCCTGCCGTTGGGCCTCCATCTGGCATCTTCTTTTTAGGATTATAATTCTTCTCATGTCTGCTAAAAAAGGCGTACATTCGTTTAACAGACTCAAGAGATAGATTACCATTGATTATGTCTCTTGCTCTTGCTACGCCTGATCCTACGCCTTCCTTGTGGGCTTGTGAAGTATCAAGTCCACCTCTATCGTATTTTTCCCTAAGTGCAAGTCCACGCCTAGCGTTGTTACGCATTGCAAGGGTTGGGGTAAAAGACTTTGCTTTTGTGATTTCTTCCATAAAACCCTTCATAAGAAATGCAAGTATAATAGATAAATTATATCATATATTACTTGCATTGTCAAGGTAAAATATATTCAGACTAGGCGGATAAAGCAAGCGTAGTTTTAACTAACTGCAGAATCTTATCTAGTTGTAATTGTTGCTCTACTGTGAGCGCACCATTAGATGTTGCAACAGCATAGGCTAGATTAGATACAGTAGCAGTAACCCCACCACCCGGTAGGATAGTATAGGGGCTTTCTCCTGTATCGTTATATAAAGTTCCATCTATAGCAACAGCATGATTTACAATAATTTTCCAATCGTTCAATAGAAAATAAATATCTCCTGCAAACTTGCCGCCACCTACCGGATCTCCACCGATTGTACGGACAGCAGGTAAGAATTTAGAGTTATCTCTTAATCTAACCCATTCCTTCCAAGCTGAATATATATCATCTTTTACTGAAAGTGTTGAGCTATCTTCATTAATAATAATAAGTTTATTCTCACCGTCAAAAGTAGCTTTATGATATAACAGCCAATCTTCTTGCCAAGTACTTTCAATAAGTATGATCATAATTAGCCTATTGAATTACTTCTTTCCAAGATACTTTTACATGAACTTTAATAGGATTTGTACCAAAAAGTTTAGTAACTAAAATACCAAAGTGAAACTTAGGCCCGAAAGTTCCTGATCCGATGCCGCCTGATGTGTATGTACCAAAAGCTGTAGAATCAACTGGAATTGTTCTTGCTGCGTCGGTATAGAGTTCTACTGTAGTAGCAGTTAACGGTTTTACGTAGTAAGTGTTTCCATTCAATTGCGTCATTCCTACTACACCAGAGATAGTCATAGGTTCTCCATCTCTGAAGAAAGTTCTAGTGCCTGCTAGAGTAACTACTGCTGTAGATGCTTTCGTTACTGCAGTGATCGGTTGTACTACGGTTCCTCCGTCTTCAGAATAATTCTTGAAAGCACCGTACTGCATATTATTGAATACAGGTGTTGTATCAATAGAATCTTTACCTTGAACGAACCTTTTAGATACAGGAACACCGCTTGCTATAAACGTGCCGCTTGTGTCATAATCAACCGTGCTGCCGTTATTAACTGCAGTCCAAACAAGCCCTGATAACACTGGTTCTGCATAAATCTCAAGTTCAAAGATTGCAGGCGCACCAGTTACAGTATCCCAACCAGAGGCTTCAATTTCTGTAGGCCAGTAGAGGGTTCTATTTGGCTGTCCATTGGGAAGCAATTCTCTTGGAGATAGTGACCCCATGTATTGATAAGTATCATTGACTGAGATTGTCTTTGAGAAGCTTTGAAGAGCAGTAGATGCAGAATTACGGACATCCAGAGTACTCTCTGTCCATACCGCCATACACCAAGCGCGCATTTGACTAACGCTGCCAGTAGCAGTCATATTCATCTGATGAACACAAACTGGTAATGACCCCATAGCAGTGACTGGAACTGAATAGTTATTTCCATGATAAAACTCATGCAAAACTACGCGCTGTCCGTTATAGTAAGTACCAAAGCGAACTCTTCCTGCCCCAAGCCATTGTACGTCGATCCAATAGATATTATCTTTAGTAGCATCTATGATCATCTGTGAACGTCCAGTTCCATCGGCTTTATCTACATTCCAATCTGCTTGAGCGATAAAATTGCTAATGACCGAACCTGATGCATTGCTTCTAATGCCTACTCCCAACTCACCCTCGTCTTGCATGAAGTAGAAACCGTTCTTATCATCGAACATACCCCACTCGCGCATAAGTCCTGCTTTGCCAGCATCTCCTAATGCAAATGTGCCAATGAACAATTGGCTAGAACCGGGAAAATAATGATGATAAGTGTTTGATGTATGTGAACTATGCGAATCGTTTGCAGTTGTATTTGTAAGAACAAGTGCTCTTGAATTGTTATCCCACGTTACAGTTCCACCGTTTCTTAGGATACCAGAAAACTGAGTTGGCAAAACACCGTTACTGAAAACATACTCACCCAGAAGAGTAGCACCAGATACTCGTAATTTACCAAAAGCATCTAACTGAGGATTACCTTCGTAAAAACGAATATTAGCAGAGCCTGTATTGTCAATATCAAGACCGTTTGTTGGATTTTCAAAACCTACGATATTGGTTGTATTATTAAATACGTCTGTTATAACTCCAGCAGTAGCAATTACTACATTGGTTACTTGATCTCTAATACCTTCTCCAGACGCAGGTGTTTGATTATTAAACTCTGCATCAGAATCGTAACTAATATCTAAATAGCCAGATGTTGAATTTACTTCATGTACCTCATGCACATGTATATCCCAACCGCTAGTTACTAATGTATAATAGTTATCGGGCTTCCATTGATAACCATTTAATTTATTAGTATAGGTTAGCTGAGCAGAATGCTTCAGTCTAATACGCTTTCCTGTGCTGTCAGGGGGTACGCGTAAATAATTTCTTTCTCCGGCCATTTTTTATCCTTTTCTTATTAATTGAGTTGCCCTGTCTGAAAGAAAACCATGAGAATTACTTCATGGTTTTCGCTTGTTATATCAATTAAGGTTGATAATTTCTCTCAAGAGCAGAAGCAAGAGAAGTAGAACCAGTCAAAGTTGTACCAAGGATAATACCTGTACCAACTACGAACTGTCCTGTTGTAAGACCAATAGCTACAGCAGTAAATGGCACATCGTCACCAGCAGAAGCTGCTCCACGTTGGACGTTGTTATCAAAGTCGTAAGTAAATTGTAATGAACCAGCGCCACCAACAGATCCAGAGATAGGAGTTCCTGTTGCATTATTAATAGTAATAGCAGAGGCTGTTCCGTAATCCCTACCAGTATTATCTCCAGCGTCATCGTTAGTAAAAAATACACGATAGATAGCAGAAGCATCGCCTTGTAAGTTAGTGCCAAAATTGAGAATTAGCGCAGCAGTTCTTGCGTTATTTCGGATAGTAGCTGTATCGTCTGTAAAGTGAATTAAGTTAGTATCAGCCGCTAAGTAATTATCTACATAAACACCGCCAGTAGAATCTAAGCGGGTATATAAGTCACCACCGACGAAGTATAGTAATTCGTTAGTTAGTTTACCAATCTTTGTACCAGCGCCTGCGTCAATATCAGAATTCTGACGGAGTTCCCACTGAACATATTCGTAGATTTGTTGTAGTGTTCCGCTGTTACCATTAATGACAACGTGGAAGTTACGAGATACACCGTTGATAGTCCTAGCCTGAGCAGCAGCATACCATGTAATAGACATTCCAGTATACGGAGCAACGTCTGCAGTTCCGTCAGAATTTGCATCAATACCTGTGTCTAGAACGCCAATCTTAGAATCATCTGCATCAGTTAACGGGAAACGATATACTTGTGAAGCTAGTGAAGTAACACCAATGTCAGATAGTTGTGAAGTAGCGTATGTGTTGCCTTGTTCACGGATAAATAACTTAAAGTAAGAACTGTAGTCATAATCTGAAGGATCAGTCGGTGAGAAGATTCCATCACCATCTGCATCATTATAAATCTGAACAGCTTGATTAACTGCGCCTGTTAGGTTTAAGTTATGTGCAGTGTCTGTAGCAGACTGCGTGAAATAAACTTGCCCACCTGATTGAATGGAACCTAGTGTAACTACACCGATCCATTTTTCAATCTCAAGCCCTAGAGCGTTTTTACGCGCCCAGCCGCCTGTTCTAATTAAGTTAGGGGTGTAATCTGAATTTGTACCTGTTTTATCAAAATCCCAAGTATCTAATAATTCATACTGCTCGTCCGTAATAGGGGTCATTGGAAAAGCATATTTAATAGCTGTATTATCAGCTTGCCAAATATCCTTTAGTTTTGAATACACGGCTTTTAGCGTAATACCGTCTGCGGATAACGCTCCAACGCGAACAAGTTTAATTTTCTTATTCGCTAAGTCAACAAACATTTCTTTAGTACCAGTAGAAGTTAATTCGTACTGAATATCATCTGGATCAATAATAAGTGCCATATGCTTTCCTTTTTTGCATAATTAGGGTTGATAATTTCTATCAAGAATCTGCTGTACTGGAATAGACACATCAGAACCTGAGTAAGTTATTGAAAGTCTTACCGGCTGGTATGACACATTGAAAATTTGAATATAACCAGTTTGACCTGCGGCTGATTGAGAAAATGTAAAGCTAGTACCTGAACTTTCAATACCGTCAATTTCTGTTGCAGTTGCAGGATTTGTACCTAGATATGCTCTTACTTCAGTTCCAGCAATTAAGCCTGTCAGAGTTACATTAGCTGCGGCTACAATCGTAGTTGACGCACCTACTCCATTACGGTATGTGGGTACAGTACCCCCACCAGAAATATTTAAAGTGACAGCCCCGCCAGAGTTATTATAAATAGCGGCATTTGTAGTACCGATGGCCCCATAACCTGAGAATAAGTTGCCGCTAAAAGTGTATGTACCGGGCGTTGTGATCTCTACTGCGTGGCCTGTGCCTGTGCTTGTAAAAAGACAGTTGGAAATATTATTTGGAGTGTCTGCTACTAAGTAAGAGTCATTCAATTGACAACTATTAACAACTGAAGAGTTCTGTGTGATAGTAGTACACAATGTAAATACCATATCAATAAACGTAGTGACTGGCCTGAGTTGTACATCTCCAGCTCCAATCAAAGATAAGCCACTAAAGTCATAAGTTGCTAAGGTACTTGAGCTATTGTGGATTCTCCAGTGATAATCATTACCTGAAGAAACTACACTATTTTTATGCACAATAGTATCAGAATCTCCTGCAAAATAAGTCAAACCTGCTACATTATCTACAGAATTATACGTAACATCAAGGTTGTTAATGTTATAGTGATTTGGAACCTCAATAGCAGCAGCATCTAATTTTAAGTAAATAGGGTTAGTGCCACCATCTCCAAATTGTAGAGGTTGTAACAACTGTAACTGAGAAGAACCCTGTAATATAACACTTTTTCGTTCTTTACCTTTGGCTACTACTTCTGAAATACCTTTTAAGTTAACAGGTGTTGTTGCATTACCTCCACTTACGACAGTTGTATCTAATGCCCATAACGAAGCAAAATCCCATATTGTAGTTAATACGCCGGAACCCGCAACCCACATGCCAAAACTAAGCACTGCTGCAGGATTCAATGTTCCTGCGGTGGCTTTTGTATTTAATGCGCTTGAATTGATGATTACTGGTTGATGTCTAAGGGTTCCTTTTTCTACACCATAAACTTGCCAAATTTTATAGTTTGTTGCAGTTCCGCTACGCATTCCAAACCATATTCCTCTATCACTAGAGGCAGTTGAGAATCTTTGGGACTGTCCTTCTGTACTTGGGCCTAAGTGCACTAATATGTTTTTACCACTTACGTTTGGTCGATTAGCTACGGCAAAGACTAATTCACCCCCAGCTAAATTTCTCGAACCTGATATGGAAGTAATACGCGCAACAGAATGGAACGAGTTAATTCCAACGTCTGCTGCTGCTGTTATTGCAGCATCGGCTGCTACAAATCCGCCAAGATTTGTTCCGTAGTTAGTATCGGCTGTTGCAGCAAATGCAGTGTCTCCGTTATATGCAGTCGTGCCGTTTAGAGGACTTAAGTAAATAGATGCATCAGATACGCAATATGCAGGTATTACTGTTGCACCTGTTAATGGCGGAGAAATCTGTAGTGCAGTAGCTACTCCAGCACCAGTAGCAACCGTAGAACATCTGACTTGATTAGAAGTTAAACCAACTGTAGGCTTAAAGCCCCACCCTATGGAGGTGGATTCTGCTGCACCATCAGCCCCCAAAAGTCCGTAAACAGGCCCTTCTAGCATACTTGGAACACCAGCGGCTGAGCCTGAAAACGCATAAAGTACCAATGAGTTTGCTACGTTTGTAGTAATAGTTGGCATTGAGAATTTAGCGGCAGCTGCTTGGTTAGCTGTAGTCCTAACAGCAGGGCTACCGAACGGATTAGTTTGATTAACGTCTTGTATTGAAATTATACAACCATTGTACGTCTCAGTGTCAGTGCTAACAAAACTGTAATTTTCTGGTTCTGCTATTACGGCAATTTTCCAATACATTGATTGCAAAGATGTATTAACTGTTTGGTGTATAAGAGTCCAACCTAAACCAATAGCACTTGCAGTAAAACCACCTGATGCATCATAAGTATCTGATGTTAAACATGCGATAAGTAAATCCCCTGCTATAAAAGAAGGAACTGCTAATACAAGAGTCGTCCCTGATGTAGAGGTCTGTTGGTTCCATGATATATCTCGTATAGCTGGCATTATATTAGTAACTCCTGTAATCTTTTTATCATAGTGTTTCCATTTCTTATTAGATAACTAAGTAATCTACAGCTATAAGATTAGAACTTACATCATAAGCAAATGCTTTTCTATATGTAATAGTAGCTTTTATAAAATCTAGCTGCGTAAGATTTCCAGATAAATCATAAGTAAATAGTTTATAATTTCCAGACGAATAGTCAATTCTTGTCAGTGTACCTGATACATAAGTATAAACTGGATCAACCTCTTCTGCGTCCGAATATTCATCTTTATATCCGACTTTATTCGATCCTGCGTATACTCTTGAATTTACACTTTGAAGTTTTATAAAGCCAGCATCAGTACTTGAATCAATTGTAGTTTGATCCGGTATAGCTATATTGTTTAAATTCTTAAATGTCATAATATCACCTAGAGGCTACTAAAGCCAGTTACCGTAACTATCAAACCTGAAATAGAAACAGCAGAAGATATGTTTATAGAATTCACATCTATACTAGAAGAATCAACATGAACTTGCTGATTATTCAGCATACAATTGATTGTAAAAGCATTCTGATTAATTAGTTGTAGATTATGCGTTATCGCTAACGGCGTATTTGCAGTAAGATTGACTGTAGTGAAATATCCTTTAACTACATTATTAGGTACAGCAGGCGAAATAACTGCAGTTAAGCTATTACTTGATCGCCAATCTATGTAAGAGCCACCTTCTTCTGTTGATACAATTCTTGCGTTTGCAGAATTTGCATAAGAAAGTGCAGCTTCATAAATAACAGTCCCTAATGGTACAAATTCTGCAAAAGGTAAGCCAGTTATGTTAGCTAGTTCTGTTTGTGCGCCTGCACGTACTGCAGTTTTTGTTTGATAAGTGTTTCCAAGAATAACAATAATTGGTTCATTTATATTATTAGTAGCTATAACGTGTACTAAGAAGAATTTATTATTAGCTACTTCACCTAACGTCCAAAGTCCTGCATTTAGCGAGTTATACGCAGGTAAATTTAATCCAGTATAACTGGGGCTGTCGCCGGGAAGAAGTAATGGATAATTATCTGCAGTAGTCTTATACCAATTATCGGAAGAACCAATCCTATAGAAAACAGGCAATTGCGCTATTGAAGACAGTTCTTGTGGAAGATTATCAGTAATAGTTATTTCTATATCTTCGTCAGCAATTCTACCGTTCTGTACTGCAAATTCTGCATGAATAGCCAAAGAACCATTAGAATCTACAATGATATTATTAATACCTAGCCCAGATCTATATTGTGTCCCAAATGTTTGATGTAGATAAGAGTGCGTAGCTCCATCCATTACCATACCATGCCGTTCATCTGCAAAATAGATAGCCTGCTGTTGGTCAATCTGCCAATAAACTACACTAACCATCGCGTGTATAGAAAACAATATAGTATTAAATACAGAGGTTTGTTTTAATATGCTATCATCTACGTCGAAATAAATATAATACAATGCTGTTGTATTTGGAATAACGACAGTCTCTTGCGTGTTCTTTAAAACTTCACCGCCAGCCATCCAGACAATATATTCTGTATTAGCAGGAGTAATACTAAAAGTTCTATTTGTGTTGTTAAAAGCTAATACAGAATCTGTTCTATTTACAAACCCTGTCGGCTCTGGCCCTTGAATCTTAGTTTGAGCAAGCGTAACATAGTTCTCTATCTTTTCATCAATATTGATAGGCTTAGTCGTGATCTTCTCGCCAGTATCAAACTGCATTACTAGCTGATTCTTGTCGTTAAAATCTGCAGAGACTAAACTTCGATCTGAGTCTGGTGTTAATGCGTTCTTACCGAGAAAGGCTTGACGAATAGCAGGAGCTTTTTCAGAAGGCTCAGGAAGCTGCTCGGAATGGTCTTGGCTGCGTTTCTGCAGCACTGCTGCTAGGTGGGCCGGTAGTTTAGGTTTAAGAGGCTCTGAGAGCTTCCTAGAGCTTTTGTCTAGGTTAGAAACAGCAGCTAATCCTGCAAATAAACTTTCATCTTCGGTTAGCCCCTTTTTTACAGCAGCAGTATAACCAGCAAGGAATATCTGCTTTGTTTGTAGAGACTTATTGAGCAGAGCATCGGGCAGTTGTGTCATCGAATATGGCATACATGCCCTCCTTCAGTAATCAGTCGTAATACTTGGCTTTAATAATATCTTCTACTGTCACAGCTTTCTTTAGCTTTGCTTTTTTCTCAGCTTGCTCTGCGTTCTGCATTGCAGCTAAAGAAGCGATTCTAGCCTTCTCTTCTGATTTTGTTGATTTAAGCGTGTCGTTAAACACACGGATTGCTACTTCTTGTACTTTAGCAGATTTCTTATTAGCCCACTGCGGTACATTTGCTTTGCTATACGGCATATTAATCCTTCTAATTAAATTCGGCTTTACTGAGAAATTTCCAGACCAGACCTCTATAATGTTTTCTTTTCCCTGAACAAACCTTTGAAATAAGGGAACTATCTCCGTTTATTTTACGAGCCGCATCGCTGGCTGACTCGTATATTTCACCAGTATTGATGCATATTACAGATTTCAAACAATGTCTTCTTGACTCTAAGATAGTTTTCCTTAGATCTTCAGTCCAATGTTTTCCAAGTCGACTTTCTGAAATTTTGCGGCGAGCTTCTTTAGATACAATTCGCCCTTTATTGATTTCCCTGAGATATTTTTTAGTATCTTCAGAATGATGCCTTCCGGTAGATCGCTGAGATATTTGTTTCTTTCTTTCTTCAGTAATTACAGCATTTATTACGCCGTCCCCGCCGTCTGTCATATTAACAAGTATTCCAGTTTTTAAATCTAACCTACCATATTCTTTTATAAGTTTTTTCTCAAGAAGAAAAGCCTCTCCGTCAGTAAGAGAATTGGCTATGATTTCACAATTAACACCGTGTTTATTATAAATATTTAACCAATATTTATTTCTTCCCTTTATGGATGTACAACGATTCCTAGTACCTTTACCAATATAAAATATTGTATTATCACTAGCTCGTTTATGTACATACACATAGCTTTGTTTAACTTGAACGGTTGTAATAAGAGCTATCACGCTGCATTCTCTAAGTTATTACTAGAAGTATCTTCCCCGCTTATGGTTGTAGCTGTACCATTACCAGTTCTTCCTACCTCTAAACCATCACTAGCTCTGGAAGTGTTTGGCGTCAGTAGTTTCTCATCGACAGGTTCATCATCTGGTTTTGGATCAATGCTTAAAGATTTTCTAATAGCGTTTAATACTTCTCTATCTTTTTCAATCATGCTCGTACTAGCAAGTCGTTGATAAGCCTTAGAGAGTGTATCTAAATCAGTAGCAGTTAAACCTTCGTAATCTAGTCTGCAAGCTCTTGAAAAATCTAAACCGTTTAATTCGTAAAGTTGCCTAATAACATCACGATTAAACTCTTCGACAATATTGTCAAGCATCGTTTCGACAGCAGAACCTGTTAAACTATTTTTAATCTGCCCTAGTGCAAATGAACCGACACCACCTTGACCAAGTTGCAATACATCAGCGTGTAACCCAGTAAAGATTTGATTTTGATAATATTGTTTAACTTGAGTTGTGTCAAAGGATTTTTTACCGTCTCCACTAAGCAATGAAAGGCTAAATAACTTTTGTTTAGTATCTGGATCAACTGCAGAGGGTAGAATAATACCAGACTGACTATTAGTTTGAATATTTCTAACAATAGTCTTAAAATTCTCATAGATGGCCTTCTGATCTGCAGTAGCGTCAGCAGACATATATTGAGCAGGTATCTCTAAAACAGGAAGGCCTTGAAGATCACGAGCTACACCAGCAGCTTCAATCTCTTGGATTACTGTGATATACCTCCATGCAAGATACACATCTCTTAGCGGTGATTTTCCAAAAGGGTCGTTCCTGTCTCTACCTACAGTAATATGCACATACTTACTTCTAGGAAGAACCACATTTAGACTTTTTCTACTACCATATCTTGTACCTAGATACGAATCAACATTTTGTTCCACTCCGATAATCTCATTTCCATTATTATCGAAGATAAATCTCTGAATAGTCTCTTGGTTCCTTAGTGCAATCTTCTTTACGCCAATCCTGCCATCATCATAAAGACTACCGTTAGATTTGTAGCGTCTACGATAAACTTTTTCATGCACAGAAAATCCATAGATATTACTTGATAGAGCATCCTTAATGAATTCGCGGAGAGAATGCTCCATGTCTTTTAAACATGAGTCGATAAACTTAGCTTCATTTTTTTCTTGCTCTGTAGCTTCCTTGGGTGGCACAACTCTCCAAGTTACTTTAGAAATAAGATTATCGTAAAGAGAAAGACAGGCATTAACTGCAGTATGATAACTCATTTCTTTATAAGTCTCTGCACTGACGGGCCAATTAAGCTCTCTCTTAGCTTCTTCGTTAGTAACTCCATTGAAAATAGATAATCCAGAGTAACCAATCTCTCCTAATTTAAATCTTTCGGGTTGATCAATTTCATTAAGAGCCTTTTCAACTGAACCTTGAGTTTTTTTAGTACTAGCCATATATAAAAGGCTCCTTTAATTTTAGTTTTATCACTGAAATAACAGAAATAATTATACAGACAATAGTATTAGCAAGGCTGTGCTACGGAAGAGTAAGACCTGATACTGGGATACTAACATCAGGATTAACACTGTAAGTCTGTGTCATTGATAGATCAGGTAATTCAAACACAGGTAAATGGAATCCTTGTTGTAAGCCCCAGAAAGCAGAGACTGTTGCATCTAATGCATCGTCATGTTGTTTACCATCTCCTACGAATTGTTCTAATTCGTCAAAAAACCAATCATTCCACTGTGCAGATACGACAGATACGGCCCCCGATTGGCATACAGAAGCGAAAGGACGGAACCTTATGAGTTTGCTCTTATTTCCAGTAGGATGTAGAATTACATGCCGACCCGTCTCAGCAATTTTTTGTTGAAGACTTCTAGCGTAGGCTTTTCCTGCGCTTCCGCTGTCAACAGGAATAACATATGTAATATCATCAGGTTCATTTCTAGCAAGATTGAGAATGTATTCTTCAATAGTGTGAAAACGCTCACGCATACGATATGCATGTTCAATACAGTATTTACTATCTCTAGTTTTACTCATGAGAACTGTTGCAGTGTAGTCAGGATCACGATTTACTTCGTCAACAACACTACCTGCAAAATCAAAGCCTCTGTAGCGTTTAGCCATATAGGGAGCATCTTCAACAACAGGAGTCCATTTTCTTTTAAAATATCCCTCAAATTGTTTTGTGATATACCAATTACCGTATAGAAGAGCTTCTTTAGTTTCTCTATCTTGACCCTCTAGCCAAGCTACATATTCAGGCTGACGTTGCATCAGTACCGGATTATCGTAAACATTTGCATTAATGAATGTAAAACTTAATGGATTACATCCCGGCATTTTTTCTTTGATTTCCTCTAACGTATCACCCCAGACCATTTCGTTATCACGCATAGTGAAGTAACGAGTTACACCGCATCTGTCAGGGTCTGGCAGTCCGCTTGGAAGTAAATACCATTCTAGCCAATTCGTTAACCAATGCCCTTTTCCGGCTGGATTACAAGTTCCTCGAAAAACAGGGCGCATATTTGCGTCTGTTCGTAACCGAGACATAATGTAAATAACTTGAGATTCAGTCATTTGCTGAATTTCATCCCCCAAGTAAGCACCAATCTGCCATCCTTGAAAACTATGCTTATCTTCTTCGTATTGGCAATGTCTAAATGTAATAGTTCCTCCATTTGGATACTCAATTACACCATCACGTTTTCTAATCTTTAACTTGTTATCGTAAACTAATCTATGCAGATTTACAAAAGTCTCAAAGATACCACCGGGGCCATGAATTTGCGGATTAATACGTCTTGTAACTAATGCCCTAAACTTAGGGTCATCCGTGTACTTTAGAAAATCCATAGCACCTAAAAAGCTCTTTCCGCTACCAGCCATTACGCGGATTGTTATGTGCTTCGTTAATGCACTCCCTAATTACTCAGGGTATCGGGTCATATCTTATAGCTGATTAGCTATCTCTGTGTTTCGCACTTACTTAAGCACTACGTCTCTCGACTGACCTCCACACACGCCAAAGGATTAATCCTTAGCTTGGCTCGGTATTGCCCTAAAAGGGTTTCACCGAATTAACAGAGTTTATAGGCGGCACTGGATTATTTACCGCCTCCGAAAATTACAACATCGCATTTATTTGTAATATACATTTCCTGCTTTTTACTTGCAGGTGCGATTGTTACCTTGCTTGGTGCGTCCATTTTATCCTTTATTCAATCTAGGCTGTTCGAAGTAATAAAACAAACAAACTAACCTAGTCTACGAAAATTGCAGTTATGCTTTACCTTCTTCTTCGGTGTTAATCATCCTAAGGCTAAACACTGGTTTATTTTGAGCTTGAATTTCTGTAGCTTCAACTTCTTCTTCACCGTCATAAAGATCTAGTGTTAGTCTGCGATAGTTATCTAAGAGAATAGTTGCAGCCTTTAGCTGATTCTGGTGTGCAGCATCTGCATTCTTCATAATCTTGGCTGCTTGCATAATAGCTTCAGCTACGTGCGGCTTGATCTTACGTAGAAGCATAAGCAACTCACGTTCTCTCAAGTCTCTGTTTGTTGGCTTAAGCTCATCTAGACCTCTAGGCTTACGACCTGCAATATTAATCCGTGGATCAACTTCGCCGTTTAGTTCTGATTTCTTTTTAAACATTAATAATCCTTTATGTACTTCCGAAATTCTAAAGCAAACTCGGGAATATTGAAATAAGTCTGGTTACGATTCCAGAGAAGACTTTTCGTATCTCCCGCAATCAACACACGCCAGATTTATAAGCATACTTGGCAATATGCTTTTGGATGCATATCCATGAGACTGCGCTCTGAGACACGCAGGACGCCTGAACTTTCGTTCTAACCGT